TCTACACCCTGTGCGTGAGACGTGAAGTCTAACTGTTGGGTAGCTACTACATCTAACACTAGCTTCTTTACACGGAGTCTATCACGTGTCGTTACTACACCATCTTCGCGTAGCGCCTGTGGTGGCAATGTTACTGACGATGTAAAGGGCAGCCCAACCTGTACTTGTAGACTACCATCTACCTCGATGTCTAATGTCACGGTTGTGCCGTTGACTGTGTAGGGTATGTCTGTATTATCAGCTATAGCACCTCCACCACCATCTGCGATGATCTTACTACCCGCATACAACGTGTAACCAGTAGGTAACACAAAGCTGTATTCTTGTGGAGGAGAGCTAGGGTTTACATACATGAATCTAGTAATCCTATTATCTAGGTGTATGTCACGGGTGTCCCAATCTATCTTATGTTCCACGGTCTCGCCGTTAAGTACTGCTAGGATTGTTAGTTTACTGCCTGTAAAATTCATCCAAATAACATCACCAAGATGGTCTATCTCCCACCTACTCCACGACATCTGGCGGCGTTCACCTGCGGTTATTAACTCTTCGTACGCATACATTCGTCCTAGATCAGTAACAAGCACTACTATATTATTTGTGGTACTACCTGCCCATAGTTTAATGTTTCCTTTAATGTAGCCTTTAACCAGATCCGTCATGGCCGTCGCGGTGTTACGATTACCCTCCGTCTCTTGTCTATACTCCCACACCCCAGCAGAGGTAGTAGCGCCGTCACCCCCATAGGAGAACGGTAACAGTGTACGTGTACCGTAGGTTAGTGGAGGTGCCTCACTAACACTAAATCCTGTAGAGTGTACTAGCGTGCCCGTGTGTGGCGTTAGTGGGACGTTCCCATTTATTTTCATCTGTAGCTTCTTATACAGCACAAGAAGGTCATTACCGTGCGGCACCATATGCAACACAGGCCCACCAGACTCCATAGATGTTTGTAGTTCTACTGTATCTGTAGCAAGTAGTTGCACTACTGACTCCCTAAAGAAGTGGTACTTACCTTCTTCATATGTCCGTGAGAGCGCTACACCACCGGCACTTGCTAATGCTAATCTTCCCTGCATAGATGCTATTGCAGTAATCTTGTTTCCTACCATTAAAGGCATAGGGTTACTAGTACTATCCCCCGCTTCCCTATTCCCCCACATGGCAGTCTGCGCAACAAGCAGTGTATTGCCTACTCTTCGTATCACTACCGGAAGTGTCGCATGGCGCATCGCTGTGTATTCGTCCATATTTACAGACTCTATCCATACAACCTCTTTTAAGGGCAAGGAGTCGTGTTCTATTACGCTCCGTGCCTCTAGGTAGTACGTACCCTTTACCTTACCAGAATCTACTCCTGGCTGAATCTTTACCCTAGTGTATGGGTAGGCATACTTTGGCATGCCCCACGTGGATTGTACTACGTCCTGTATAGCTACTACAGCGTCTTGCCCTTGTCCTGCATCCACCGATAGTACGTTGTCTTCCAGAAAGCCAACGTAAGGTGCTACTACAGATCCCCGTACTTCTGTGCCTATCTTGGTTATGTCATATTGCCAATCAGGTGCTTCCACCGTTCCGTAATTTGTACTAACTACTACCCCATTCTCCCATTTATACAACGGCCTCTCTGCTATTGTATCTCGTAGTACTTGTGCTACCGCGTGTGTAGCTCGCGCAGCGTCAGGGTCGGGGTCATCTGCATTGGGCATCGTAACTACAAAATCTGCCGATGTCACAAACGCTGTTGTAGATGTAGACCATCCTGAACTTGATGATCCACCCCAGTTTAAGGCTACTGTTAGTACCTCACCATAGTTCATTGCGCTTGTTATATTGATTAAGGGGCGCTTGGTACGGGGTGTTACACTCTCGACTTGTTCTACTACCTTATTGGTATCCACTACAAAAGTGTCGTCTCCCATAGTATGTATGCGTAACGCCTGTCTGGTTGTGCCTGTAAGATACTCACGCGTATACCAGCCCATCGTAACCACCATAGGATGTCCTTCTAGCGTTCCTCGCACCTCGTCTCCTACCACCGATAGCTTTACCACCCCATCGTCACTATCATACTGTGTAAACCCCTTAATCTCTTCTGTATTTACGGACGTACGAAAGAGTACGGGTGGTCGCCTCTGCAACTTCCCTTTAGGGTCTGAGCACATATTAACTTGCTCTAGCATCATACCGTCTGGTTGGTTCCTAGGTGCTAGTGTACATACTCCTAGGGTTGGTGCTGGGTAGTTATGAACTACTCTCATAGTAATAACCCCTGTCCCCGATTAGCTAAGTTGTATGGGCGCACACCACCACGTAACTTCCTTGATGCATCCCCTTGGAAGACATTTAGGCGAAGTAACCTAAGGTGTGTCTTACGCAACTCAATCAACGCAAGTCCTGCATCCTTACCATACTCTGTCGCTAGTGCTGTGTCTTCTAGTTCACTGCGTATAAACTCTACTGCTGCGAGGTATGTACAATACACTTGCATGTCGTGCTCCATTTCATCCCATGATGGTAGGCTTATTTGCTGGAAGGCAGTCTGTATGGCTGTAAATCTGTATGTCTGGTTTACTTTATCGTATAGCTTACTATTACGGCGCACTATCGTAGCGTCTACCATACGAATACTAGATATAGCTGGGGAAACATTAATCTCCCCTGTTACTGTGTCTGGCTCGTAGTCTACGTCATAATCAGTATTGAACCACCAACCTTTACGTAATTCCATCTTTGCCTTACGCCGTAGTACGCGCATTGCTGCGCCTGTGTCTGGGTTAGGGGAGTCTAGTGTGTTTACTATCCCAGAACCTACTGCGTCAAGTAGCATATTAACTGCTTCTATCTCATTCATTGCCTGTGCTCTCTGTTGACAAAAAAGATATAGCAGGAATCTCCTATACCTAGTGCTGAATAACACTTAGTGATACCCCTCTCTCGAAGGGTATCTAAAGTACTACTACGCTACTGTTGGTGCGTGCTTGAAGATACTACCTGCCATCTCTAGGCGGCCAGGTGTTACTGCAAACATCAAGTAGCTATCAATAAACCATTGAAGCTCTTGCTTAACGTAATACACGTCGCTGGTCAGAGGGATTGTTTCCCCTGCTAGTAACGCTTTAGGCAACATCAGTACTGCTACTGCGTTGGCGTCTGCTTGTGTTACGTCATACGCGTTACCGTTGCCTGGGTTAGACAAGAAGTGTGTCTGACCTACATCAGACTGTTTAGGGAAGCGGTTGGTCTTCATCAAACGTAGATCGTTAGACTTTAGAACCTGCCCCTTAGCGTAATCACCATTGGCACTGGTGAAGTCACGACTAACTAGCTTATCGTTCTGTAGTAGAGTGTTGTACTGAGCTGGACGTACTAATAGTACACCGTCTTCAATATCAATATCTTTCTCTTCTAACATCTGCGTCAAGCGCATCACGGCTAAGTCGAAGTCGGTTGCTACGTCTTCATCGCCTGCTAGTTCCAAGATTACTACACTACCGCCATCGAAGCCGTCTGGTGCAGAACGTGAGATTGTTGCTGGTACAGTACCCACTGCAACATCACCCATCTTGTATGCGTCAGCCCAACCACCCGTCTCGTCTGTGCCCGCTGTACCGCCATGAGGCAATACGGAGATTTGAGAGGCTTTAATGGCTTGTGATAAGAACGCTTCATCTACGAACTCACCAATGGTTGTACCGTGTTCCTTACCAACTTCGGCACGAACAGAGTAACGACCGAAGAAGTCGTCCATCTTATGTTGGTTAGTACGAGCTAACACCATGGTATCTACTTTGATAGATACACTGTCGAAGGTAGTACCTGAGTCAGTCGGACGTTTGCCTCGAGTTACTTTCTGTAACGATGTAGAACCGATCTGATCATTAGACAGTGTGTCTGTACCAGTGATGTTCTTGATGTTTACGAATTGCTTCATAAACGATTTCTTCTTGATGCGGTGCTCTACCGCGCCTGAGTACTCTTCCACATATAGTGGGTTTACATAACCGGAGTCTACGCCGCCTTGGTGGCCTGATCGGATTAAGTTGTTTGCTGTAGTTGTGCCTGGCATTAATGATTCTCCTGAATCTATTTAGTCTTATTGTCCGCGTGCGATTGCAGCGTTTCGTCGGTTTTGTAGTGCCTTTACTTCTGGTGAGTTATACCCATAACCACTGTCCATTAGTTTACTCACTTCACGTTGATAACCCTCTTTGGATAGTACGGTTATCTTGTTAGTCACTAGGTTGTCTCCACTTAGAAGGCCTGCTGCCTGCTCGTAGTTATCAGAGTTCTGGTAAGCCTCTGCTAGGCGCTTAACACCCATCTCACGCACTACTTCATTAGTACTCTGTAATAGCTCTGAAATACCAGCACGCTCGCCTTCTGGAAGGTTCTGCACTGCCCAATCTTTAGCGTTAGCAAAGTGCTGTTTACCAGAGCCTTCTTCTGCGCCTGCAAACTGTTGTTCAAAGTCCTTGTACAACGCAGTGTTAGCCTCTTCCACAGCACTCTTCCCAGCCGTGTACATATCACCGAGACGGTCTGCAACTAATGCTGCAACACTTTCTCCATGTTTCTCCACTAGGGCTTTCATTGCCGCTACTGGTACACGCCCATTGTTCTCTTCCATTGTAGCGCGTAACTCTTTTGGAGTTAATCCCGCATCTGCTACCATGCCCGCAACCTGATCGTTTTCACTCACAGGCGCGTCAGTAGGAACCTCGTCGGCCTTCTCAGGTGGAGCTGGTTCAGTTGGATCACCGCCTTTCTTTGGTTCTTGATCTTGCTTAGCGTCCGTAGGCTTCTGTTCACCTAACGAGTCCGTAGTCTGTACCGGTACAGCATCTTTTACATGTACAGGTGTAATAGGGTCTGGTGTTACTGGTGCAGCGTTTTCTTCTTTGGGTTTACTTTGCTCGATTGTCATTCAACTTGTCCTTGTGCTTGTGCTATTGCACCGGCTTCTGCGCCCTGTGCATGTGCATTCTCTGCTGCTTGTCTCTTCTGTTCTTCTGCTACTTCTTTTTCTGTAGCCAGTATCCCATCCGTATCCACACCATGTCCTGCTGCTAGTTTATTTAGTACACCACCATATTTAAGGCGTATCGCTAATCTTTCTGGTAGGTCTCCTAGCATTGCCGCATCTTGTAGCATCGCTCTTAGACGATCTACTTCGGACATTCTACTAAGTGACTCTAACCCTGTCACTATTACTGGCTCTACAGACTTGAATGCTTTATTCTCCTCTGCCATTAGCCGGTGTGCTAGTGGTTGTTGTAACTCTAGTGCTAGTCGTGAGTATACGCCGCCTAATGAGCTTTCTAGTTCTTGCGCCTGCATTCTGATTTCTTCTGCTGTCACTCGCTCTGCGTCCCGCGTTACCATAGAGTTCATCAAGAATGCACTGCCTAGTCTACGCTCTGTCGCATCGAAGCGGTCGATCAGGAAGGCTGTAGCATCACGTACATCTGGACTATAACTAAAGATGTCCCCTTCTCGTCCTGAGACGTAGGCACCTGACGCAGCTGATGCCACCTCTTCTACGTCTGTCATTCCTGCTGGATTTACTAGGTTCTTTATGTCTGTTACGACAGAAGAGAAGTCTAGTATTACCTCTGCAAGAGTTGACAATGTATGGAAGTCGCCAGAGTAATTCTCTACTAAGCCATTACCGTAGTCAGCATTTCGAGGAAGGTTCCACGTTAAAGGTATCCAAGGTAAGTTGTTGTCTGAGTATATCCCTACCTTCTTATGGCAGTAGGCTATATCATCTAACTCTTGCCACACTAAGTACTTACCCTCCCCAATAGTCTGGGCACAGGTATAAATAGTCACTTCGTCCGTATCCGCTCTTCCCTGTTCAGCACACATGCTCGCTAGGTCGTCATCAAGGTTCCGTACACGCTTCTTCTCTTGTATGATTAGTTTGCGAGTCTCCCCTCGTGTGTTACGGACTATTACATAATCTCGTAAACTATATACCCCTAGGTTTTCATCAGTCGGTGCTGTCAATAGAGCGTTGCCTGTTATGATTAACAGTATGACCGCCTCAGTAAGTACCACTCTCCCATTCTTCTTGGTTAGACGCTCTGCTGCTGATCGCTCAACCTCAGCTATAGCCTTCTGTAGTGCGGGTAAGTCTACACCTACTTCACCCATCGCGATACTCTGCTGCTCTTTCGTTAAGTTCATTCTAAAGAACGGCTTAGATGGTTGGAAGAGTGCCATCATAATCTTGTTAGCAAGGTGTGTTACAGCTCGTGCGCCTACGCTCTGGTAGTCATACTGCATCTCGTCGCTAGCTGTCATAGTAGTTCGTGGGAACACGTTTGGTAATGTCCACCCTGCATACTTCTCACAGCGTGTAAGCAGGGAACTCCGCTCACTGTCTAGTTGCTCGAATGTTCCCTTTAGCGTAAATTCCCCGTCCAAGTACTTAGCTGTCGCTTCTTGTAAATTCATTACACACTCAGCGTGGAGCTTACACGTCCTTTCTTACGGAGACGTTGCTCTTCTGAGAGTTCATCATCTAATGATAAGTCTACTACTCCTAGGTCGCCTAACGCCATCCCTTCTGTCTCGGCGAACACTTCCGCTTCACGAGCATCTACACGTGCCTGCTTAGCTTCCCGTTCGCCCCGTTTCCGCGCCTTCTTCTGTTGGTTACGTTGTATTAATGCGTTACCCACAGTAGCTACTATGCTGGTTACTACCCATGCCATATTATACCTCTAATAGTACGTCTTCAAATGTCTTAGCTACAAACTCTTTCCGAACGTCTTCTGTTGTTGTGTGTGTTGTTGCATGGAACGTTGTCCATACTGCATCTTCTATAACGAAGGTGGCACGTTTGATACCTGCCTTACCTACCCAACGATATGGTGCCACAAGCTCTTTCGTCCCCTCTTCCGCTACCACCATTACACGACCTTTAGAGAGGATATTAATATGATCTTGTTTATGTATCTCTCCTATAGCAACTGTACCTGCTACTAACGAGATCTCACGTGAGTACATACCATTGCAGAAGACCTCATTTAAGTTGTCTTCTCCCTCTTCTGCACCATCGGTTATCATACCCTTGATAGCTTCTTCTAAGTCTACTATTAACTCACGACGCTCCGTAGGTGTCTGTAGGCTCTGTGCATACTCTACTACGTTGGACATGAGAATTGTTTCCTTAGTACTGTCAGTACCTCTTTAATCCCCTCGTACCTACGAATCTGTTCTAGCGTATGCTCTGGGGTGTAAACCTCTGGTACTTCAAAGTACGCATCTAGGTACTCGTGATCAGGTTCCTTCATTATAGGTCTTGCTTGTTTTCTAGCCATAATAGCCTCTATTAAGTGTTATCCAAAGAAGTACGCCGCAGACAATACACGATCCAGTGTGTAGTTCCCCTTTGGTGGCATACTCTCCAAGTCCGCTCCTACCTGTTCTCCCCATTCCCGTAAAGGTTCGTGGTCTGTATATAGTGCGTGGAAGGATTCTCGTATAGCCCTGTTAAACTCCTTTGCATGTCCTGCATGTGTCCCGAAGTCGTCATGTATTAACGCGAATGCTATGTCATCTGCTGCATTAATCGCCATAACCATATGGGTGCTGTCAAGACTATGTATAAAGTTTGGTGCTATACCGTTACGTTGCTGTGAAGTGTTCGTTATACTCTCTGGCCCATTTAGGTCTTTGCAGGCTAACTGCATACCACCGTTTATCTGGGTCATTATACGGAACATCTTCATCTTCTTGTAGTACTGGTGTACTGGGAAGCCTATGGGTGTTATCCATTCCATGTACTCACCCTTCTGTACGTTTGCCCGTAACCATTTCATTGCTGCTCTGGCCGCGATTACTACCTCCCCGATAGCTTCCCAAAGGAACGGTGTTAGGTATTGCGCTAGGTGCCTCTTATGATCCTCGTGAAGCATAAACTTGCCCCAGTTGTCATCAAGGAACTCTCTTACATACGCTCTGCACGACTGTTGTGTAGATCCGTACGGTAGAGTCATCACTGCTCGTTTAGTACACTTACGGGTGATCCCGACATCCAACCATTTAGAAGCGTAAGGATGGTCTTCAAGTCTGAGCTTAGCAGTAGTGACATCTGCCACTTTCTGATATATATCTTGCGGTCTGCCTGTGTTAATAAGGTTGACAGATACGGCCCCAACTGCATCTCGAAGCATCGCGCTGTAGTGCTGTAACCCATTACATGAGCCGTCCATGCCAACTGGAATTTTACTCTTTGCTCTGGGGTTTCTCCCGTATCCACATTCTTCCCATTCATAACAAAACGCGAGGAACTGATAGGGTTTATCCGCTGCACCCCAGAAGTCTCTCGCATTAATCGGGTCTTGTACGGTTTGACGGATACTATCTTCGTGAACCTTGATCCACTCAATGCGTTTCCTATAGGAGAGTTTGTCTTCTCCATATGTGTTTGCTCCATGTATTGCTAACCAGTTTATACCGGCTGTTCCTAGTTCTACTTCCTCTTTGAAGCATAGTAATCCTTTCGCAGTATCGTTACCCTGTGGCGTCAAACCTGTTGTTGAACAGTAGATACGTCCTCGGAAGTCACAATTATATGCGAAGTACATCTCGTCCCAGTCATCTAGCTCTATAGCTAACTTGTATGCACGCTGGAATGCTAGTATCCGACCTTTACGCTCTTGCTCGCGTTGGTACGCTGCTTTAGCTTTAGTCTTCCACTCTTCCATCTCTGAGAGTTGTTCTTCATTTAAGTCGTCTTTGTGGAACGGCTTTAAGTGCTCTGGATAGTCAGGGATTGTTACCTTAACTGTCGATGGCATACCTATGTTTAAGTCCTTTGTGTATATCTCTTGTTGGACTTTTAGCACTTTAGAGTTTATTTGCCACGCAGTTGCCTGAGCTTTGTTTAACGCCTTTAGGTGCTGTTCGGGGATCTTCCCCTTTATATACGCCCTATGAGACTTACACTTAGTCTTTATCAATGGGAACTGGGTAGACATCGTATGCGTATAATACGCGCCTGCTTCTACATTATCTTTGTCCCAATCAATAGGTTTGATCTTCAATGGTAGTAGTTGTGGGTGTAAGAACCCGCGTGTCCTCTCGAACTCTGCTGCCCATGTATCAAACTCGGCTGTAGACTGAATACGGGTCGTTGTACGTAACGCTACCCTTTCTGTGTATAGGTATGCTACATCACTAAACACATGTAGTACGTCCTGCATTACAGTAGCACCTATATGTGCTTGCTTAGCCTTTCCCCAGTTAGTCCAATTCATATCAAACTCAGAGAACTTCATCATCAAGACTTTATGCTTATGTACATAGTCTGTGACCTTCTGCGACTTGAAGGAGTCTATTACTGTACCGTAGTAGTTAGGATGCTCTGCTTCAAACAATAAGCACTTTAGGTCTGCTTCTACACGGGTGCCGATAGTTAAGCATAACTTGAGTAGTGTATTGTTCTTCTTGTCCTGCATCATTAGATGGAACAAAGACTGTATCGCTATGTACGCTACCTTGTGGTAATCACCATCTACAGTAGCGTTCCGTAGCATTGCACTATACTTTACACCCTTACCTACGGTACGGTGTGACCGTGCTTGAATGGCTTCCGCCAACTCTCTAACGCGCTGTTTGAACATGTAACTAACTACGTCAGTCTGTTCCATCTGCCCGTTTTCTCTTAGCCTATCCTGTTGTTGATAGTACTTCTCGGAGCCACGTTCCGCACACTCTTTTTCCCATGCTATCTGATCTGATAGTGTTGCCATTATGTCCCCTTTTTCGCTGCTCTACGTTTACGCGCTTTTGCGTTTACTGCATCTTTACGTTGTTGTGGTGTTTTAAATGACGGGTGCCATGCTGCGTACTTAGGTTTACGGTGCTCTTCTAGGTACTTACCTAAGCCAATGATGTAATCTGCTGAGACTACACCCTTATGGCTACGATGTCCTAGTGCCTTCATCCGACCTTCAATACCGTTACACGAAGCATGTAATACGCCCCGTATAAACCCTGTATCATGGTCGTGATCCAGAACGGCTCTGTCCGCCCCGCGAATAACCTGATTACATACAGCACATTTACCACCCTGCTTGGTTAGTAGTTGGGTTCTTACCCCAGCAACTTCCCCCGCCTTTAGGTGTTTAATCAATGTCACTCTCCGTCTTATCAAAGCGGATGCCCTTATAACGCGGCTCCCGATATGTACCGTCCTTTAACTTCTGCATCGCCTTAATCTCGATAACCTGCCCTACAATCTGTGTAGGATGCTTCCACCAAGTGTTTCGTTCTAAGTCAGTCATTCCACTGATCTTATGGCGCACACCGTCAGCACTTTCACAGATTAACGCACCCGTGGTATTCGTATACTTCCCTTCACCTTCACATAGCCCTATTACGAATAGGTCTGCGTCTACGTCCTCTTTGATCTTCAGTAGGGTACTGTTCCGCTTACCCTCTGCGTAGGTGCTATCATGCTGTTTTAAGATCACGCCTTCACCACCCTTTTCCCAAATAGTCTCAGCACAATTTTGTGCGTCTGTAACGTCACCAACGGCCAGTAGCGGGACAAGCTTGAGCCAGCCTACCAAAGCATTATCTACAAGGCGTTCGGCTCTTAGGTAGCGATCACAGGCCTGCATAGTGGGTGTATGAGTTGGTATAAAGTCGTGGCAGTAAAGTAACACGTCTTTGGCCTCACAATTACCTTTAGAACGGTTTAAAACGCCGTTCATGGCGTGGAAATCTGGAATTGATGGGATAGTAACTTCAAAGATTAAACGGCCCTCTACGAGCGGCATAGCGTGACACAGGGCCAATGAGCGGCGCTTGAGGCTAGGAATTGGACGGCCTTGACGGCTCATTATTCTAGGGGTAGTTGTGCCATCTAGGTCAATGTAGCCGTACCATCCGTCTAGCTTCTCTGTGATCATATAAGTCTTGTCGATACACTTAGGAGACTTTAGCTCTAACTCTTTATATAGGTGCTTTGCTAGTTGTGGTTTCATTTACTGGTCCCCAGTGCTGCACCCCAGAATCCCATAGCTTTTAGGATAGTTTTATGTTGTGAGACAGGGATACCATGGTAGTCCTTTAGGTAGTGGCATAGGGCACGCTTGTTAGAACGTCTGCTCTGTGTAGTTACACCAATGATATGGTTTGTTACTGTACCATTCTCACCTACTGCCTCGTTTAGTGGGAAGATGAAGCGCTTTACTACATCTTTACCTTGTACGTTATTATCCATTCTGTGCTCCTTGTATTTTACATAGCTCTACATACTTGCGTAGTCTCTGCTTCTGAGCAGCGGAGAACTGGAGCGGTGATCCTAATGATTGGAAGTATGTCTGTACATCTAAGAGTTTACTGTCACGTTGCATCCATAATAGGTATGCCTGTTCCATTAGCATCTCGTTTGCGTGTGTACCGTAATGATCTACGTACGCCTCTAGCACACGGGTTAGCGCATCCTTCTCAGAGACGACATCTTTAAGTATGGCTACTGCCTTTGCTTCACCACATAGCGCATCCTTACGGTTAGGGTTATGCTTCTTCGTCGGTAAGTACCGGTTGAGTAGTCGTCCCGATAGACGTGGTAAGCCTGGGATGCAGTCTGCCTTGTCTCCCATGATTAGCTGGTGGAAGAACCATGATGTCCCTTTGCCTATAAGCTTAGGCTTGACATTACCGATCTCCTTGTAGCGTGTTACACCATAACCGTCACCTTTCCAGATCTCTCCAGTCTTCTGGTCGCTGTGTAAGCCGTGTACCATCCATAAGTCTTTGTCACCAGAGCCAATAATAGAGCTGTTGTAACCATGCTTCTCTATCTGTGCTAGTTGGTGTGCTGCTAAAGAATCATCTGCCTCTTTGTATAAGTTTACAATAGGCGTTAATGTGTTTGTCTTGTGGTTCGCTAACATGTTTCGGAGTAGCTTAACTCTCGCACTTATCTGTGGGTCACGATTACTCCGAGACTCTTGATAGGGTGCTACCGTGGCCATCTGAGTACGTCCTGACTTTAGACCTAATGTTAGGTGACAGTGTACATATTCTGCACCAGCTAGGATGCGTTTGTTTTCAATAATACTAAGTAGGTGCTTGAAGTTACGTTCAGCAGACTCATCTACATGAGCTGCTGCGTAGCAATGAAAGTCTGTGTCGTCTTGTAGGACACGTCCTCTCACTACTGTACGTACTGCAGGTGCCTCTACACTAGCTATTGCTGCTATAGTAGAGACGTCCATTATGACATACCTGGAATGTCTTCGAGTACTGCTGCAACGGCTGCCTGCTTCTTAGGAGCCTGCTCCGCTAACGTAGAGAGTTCTGCGAATGTTCCTGGGACGTTTTCAACTAAGTCCGCTGGTTGAACTTCTTCACCAGTTAGCTCGTCCAGTTCTACGAAGGATTGGGTTAAGCCCTCAGTACGAGAACCCGCCCACGCCAGGTTAGCCATGATCTTATCTTGTACGACATTCTTGGATCGTGCAGGCTTCGCTGCTGCGTCTGCTGTTGCTTCTTTTGCTCCCCACTCACCTTCAATGTATATACTTTCCCACATCTCTAGGATCTGTTCGTCGGATAACCCTTCCATCTCCCATAGGAATACTTTAGGTTCACCTTTCATCTCAGGGATAGCGATGTCTGTGGTGTATTCCCCTTCAT